GGATATGTGTGGAGAGGATGTCTCATTCTGTCTAGATGCTATTGAAGCAGGATATGAGATTTGGTGTGATCCACGTATTCGTGTGGGTCATGAGAAGACAAGAGTTATTTGAGGTAAATTATGGCAAAAGTAAAGAAGTCACTGTTGGGTACAGCATTCATTGAATCCATTCCCAAAAAAACTAGACAGGGTTCAGGGCAGCACACAAAGTATGCTGCAACCAGCAGTAATAAAGCAAAGAAGCGTTATAGAGGTCAAGGACGCTAATAGTAAAGGGGACTCACAGTAGTCCCTTTTTTCATGTATAATTATAATCAGCGGAAAATCTCGGTTCTCTATGTCTTGTCTAATTACCAACCTCCCCTCTGTAGAGGTATGGGTGAGGAAAGAATACCTTACAGATCATACTTCTGGATGGGGTGAATTTGAAAAAGGTGTATGGGTTAGTGCTAAGTCCATTCCAGGACGTGCATTTTATTTTGAAACCTATCTACCTGAATATGGTGCAATGTATGATAAACTACCTATCAGTGCTTTCTTGGCAGAACCCAAGACACCTGATCCTGATATGAACTTACAGAATCTACAGTTCTGGAATTGTATGGATTATGGGGTAGTTGCAGTTCAGAAACAATTTATTGGGTCCATGAGTTATGAGGTCTATACAAGGGATCATGGCACCATGGCAGGTACATATGTATGCACACTGGATAACTATCACCAGGATCCTGATGTGGTTGATTATGCCACCTCAGAAAACACCTGACTTCAAGGTATCTACTGAATATTATCAAGTAGAGAATGGTTATGATAGGGATGGATTGGGTGATCAGGAAGCATATTTCTGGAAGACCTCTAAGGATAGGCAGAGTGAAATCAATGATCTTTTAGATCCTCTTTAAAATTCTAAATAACCCCTATAAATAAAGACATATCCTAGTGTCTAGATTATGCCTGTTCAAAGGGTAAGTAAACCATTTAAAGATATAAGTGCGACGTTTCAAACAAATCCTTTGAACAGTGACCTGATTGCGTTAAAAAATGAGAATGCAATCTCCAGATCAATTCGTAATTTAATTCTGACAGTACCAGGTGATAAACCATTTCAACCTGATTTAGGTTCTGAGGTATATGAATCATTATTTGAAACATTAGATCAAATTACTGCATCATCCATTCAGCAGCAAATTGAAAATACAATTATTAAGTATGAACCTAGGGTAGACTTGAAGGATGTATTTGTTAAAGCAAACATCCCTAATAATGCATTTGATGTTTTAATTAACTATGAAATCATTGGTATTGAAGCATCCAGACAACAAATAAATTTCGCATTAGAGCTCACTAGGTAAATGCCTTTAGTAAATTTCAGCAATCTAGATTTTAATCAGATCAAAACATCCTTAAGGGATTACCTTCGTGCGAATTCAAACTTTACTGATTATGATTATGAAGGTTCTAACTTATCAACCATCATTGATCTGTTAGCATATAACACATATATCAATTCATATAATGCTAATATGGTGACCAATGAGGTCTTCATTGATAGTGCTACATTAAGAGAGAATGTTGTATCACTAGCAAAGAACATTGGTTATACACCAAGACCAAGACGTGCAGCAAAAGCACTGGTATCATTTGCAGTTGATGTCAGTGGCACAACAACTGTTGCTGTAACATTAAAGAAAGGTATTGTTGCTACTACATCAACTACCTTTGGTGGTCAGAATTACACCTTCTCAATACCTGAGGACATCACAGTAGGTGTTGGTGATGATGGATTAGCACTGTTTGATTCCATCACAGTGTATGAAGGTGTTTATATTCAACAACAGTTCTCTGTAAGTGCCAGAACACCAAATCAGAAATACATCCTTACAAACAGTGGTATTGATACTAATCTGATTAGAGTTAATGTCAAAGACTCATCAAGTTCAAGTATTACAAGAAAGTTTACACAATCCAAAGGGTTGTTTGATGTAAAGAGTGATTCACCTGTATTTTACTTACAGGAAGTGGAGAATGAAAGATATGAAATCTTATTTGGTGATGGAGTCTTTGGATTACCAGTCCAGGAACCAAATATAGTACAGGTTGGATACATTGTATCAAATGGTGAGAATGGAAATAACTTATCAAGACTGGCATATGCTGGACAGTTAGTTAATAATAATGGTGGTTCAATTACTGCCAATATTACATCAATGGTTGTTGATCAACAAAGTTATGGTGGTGCAGAGATTGAAAGTATAGACTCCATCAAGAAGTATGGACCACAGATCTATGCATCTCAGAATCGTGCTGTTACAACAGTTGATTATGAAGCAATGATTCCAAAGATCTATCCAGAAGCAGAATCAGTTTCTGCCTTTGGTGGTGAGGAATTAACACCTCCTAAGTTTGGAAAAGTATTGGTTGCTGTAAAACCAATCAATGGTGTATATCTCTCAAGCACTGTAAAGACTGATATTCAACGTCAACTGAAGAAGTATTCAGTTGCTGGTATTGTACCAGAGATTGTTGACTTGAAGTATCTGTATGTTGAGACTAATTCATATGTCTACTATAATGAGAACAAAGCACCAAGTGCTACAACTGTGACTGGTGTTTGTAGAAACAACATCAATGAATATGCAGATTCATCAGAACTGAATCAGTTTGGTGCTAGATTCAAGTATAGTAAGTATCAGAATGTTTTAGATAACAGTCATGTATCTGTTACATCTAACATTACAACTGTTAATATGCGCAGAGACCTGCAAGTTGTATTGAATGCATTTGCAGAGTATGAGATTTGCTTTGGTAATAGATTCCACATTAAGAACCATGGTCATGGGACACATGGTGGTGAGATTGGTTTTAATATCAAATCATCTGGTTTCAAGGTAACAGGTATCTCTGATACATTATATCTTGGTGATAGTCCAAATCAAGATTTGAAGACTGGTACAGTCTTTATGTTTAAATTGAATTCTGAAACAGAATATGTAATTGTAAAACAAAATGTTGGTACAATTGATTATGTAAAGGGTGAGATTATGCTCTCACCAATTAATATCATTTCTACCGTAGTAAATAGAGGTGAGTCACTCATTGAAATCTCTGCTACTCCTTACTCAAATGATGTAATTGGTAAGCAAGACCTTTATCTTCAACTTGACACTTCAAATGTGTTTATTAATGCTGTAACAGATGAAATTGCATCTGGTGATGATATTTCAGGAAGCAACTACATTGTTACTTCTTCTTATTCAAATGGAAAACTTGTAAGAGGAAAAGAGATCTTAGCATCTTCTCCTACAGTCAGAACCACTACTGCAGCAGAAACAACCACAACAAATCAACCAGCAGTTCAGTCAACTCAAACAGTTACTGTAACAACTGGAATGGATGGTTCCACAACCTCAACAACAAATACATATTCTTACTAAGAAATGGCGGTAGATAGAGTACAAATTCAGGATGTAATATCATCCCAGATTCCTTCCTATGTAAAGGATGATTTTCCTTTACTTGTAGATTTCTTAGAAGAATATTATATTTCACAAGAGACACAAGGTGGTACTCTTGACCTGGTTGAAAATCTTGACAAGTATGTACAAGTTGATCAACTTGCTAACTTAAAGACAGAAGCAACACTTGCTAGTGATATTGATCAATATACTACGTCAATTACTCTGTCTGTTGATACCAACTTTACATATGGATTTCCTGAAAATAATGGTTTGATTCAAATTGGCAATGAAATCATTAAGTATAGTAGTAAGACTGAAACCTCTTTTGAGGGGTGTACAAGGGGTTTCAGTGGGGTTACGCAGTATGTTAATACCTTAGTACAAGATAAGCAAACATTTACTACATCTGTAGCAGCATCACATAAAGCAGGTGATACAGTAAAGAATCTGAGTGTTCTCTTCTTACAAGAATTTTTAACAAAACTGAAAACTCAAATCACACCTGGATTTGAAAGTAGACCTCTTGCAACCAATCTAAATCAGAAGAACTTCCTGGTTGGTGCTGATAGTTTCTACAAGTCAAAAGGAACTGATGAATCATTCAAGATTCTGTTCAAAGCAGTTTATGGTGTTGATGTAGATATCATTAAACCAAATGAGCAACTTCTTAGACCATCTGATGCAAACTATGTTTTAAGTCAAGATTATGTTGTTGAGAAATATCTTGGTGATCCATTAGATCTTAAAAATAGAACCATCTATCAAAATTCAACATCTGCAAGAGGAACAGTAACAAAGGTTGAGAAACTCAATGTTGATGGTGACTTTTATCAAATTTCAATTGATACTGGATATCAACGTGATATTGATGTTGATGGAACAATCTATGGTAAATTTGAACCTAATTCAAAAACAAAACTGCTTAATTCTGTAAGTATTGGTTCAACAATCATTGATGTTGATTCAACCATTGATTTTCCTTCCTCAGGATCTTTGGCGCTTATTGATGATTTGGGTGATACTATTTTCTTAAGTTACACAGATAAAAACCTTACACAATTCACTGGTGTTACAACCACCACCACTGGATTTACAAAGGGTATTGATGTAAGAGAGAATGATTATTCTTATGCAAATGTTGATGGTAATCAACTGAGAGTAAGAATCCTCTCCACATTGAAAAACATTGAATATAATGAGGAAAACTTTGGTTTCAGTAAAGGTGATAGAATTAGTCTGAAGACTATTGGAATTGAAGACAAAACTTTCAAATCTGATTGGTTCTACAATGTAAAATCAAAATTAGATGTAAAAAACATCACACTTACAAATCCAAGTAGCAACATCTATCAAATTGAGTTTTTTGAAACCCACAATTATGTTGTTGGATACAATGTTGAGATAATTGATAAAAATTTAAATGCAACACATACTGGAGAGATAACATCAATTGATTCAAATAAAACTTTAGTTGTGAAGTTGGCAGGTGCTATCCCTTCAACTACTTTATCTAATACATTTACTGTAGAAAATCAGACATTAAAAGGTAACTCATCTAAATTACCTATCACTAAATTCAATGCAAATGTTCTGAATTCATATTATAAAAATGGTTCAAAATATTTGATTGCATCCAATAGTATTCCAAACTATGAAGATGAAATCAGATGTGATGATAAAGTATTCACATTTACTGGTAAAGCAAATGCTGACACTCTGACCATCTCATCAAGCTTAGACCATGGTCTTTATAGTGGTGACTCAGTATATTATAGTGCAAATACTATTGTAACCACAACAACTAGTGATGGCATATCATTTACTGATTCAACTGTAAGTAAGTTCACAAATGTAGAAGAAGGTGTTTACTTTGTACTGAGAGTTGATGCATTTAGTATTAAAATTGCAAAGAGTAAAGCAGACTTAGCAAATGGTAAATTTGTTGTTCCTCAAGGAACTGTTACTGATAACAAGTTTACATATTTTCCATTTTATGAAAAACCTCTTGCTTCTCAAAAGATTTACAGAGAGATTGATGAACCTATTCAAGAAGCAGGCGTATTTACAACAAAACCTGGAACAACAGGTGTGCTTGTTAATGGTGTAGAAGTTGAAAACTATAAATCATCTGATGTTATATTCTATGGTGGAATCAAATCATTTGAAGTAACAAGTACAGGTAAGGATTATGACGTCATCAATCCTCCCACTATCAATGTAACTGATGGTTCAGGAACTGGTGCAACAGGGACACTCACAGTTTCTGGTTCCTTATCTGAACTTAGAATCATTAACAAAGGATTTGATTTCCTTGAAACACCAAAAGTTACAATTGATGGTGGAAGTCCTACAGTTGCAGCAGAAGCACAAGTCAATCTTATTGAGATTGATCATAAGATTCCCTTCCAAGCAGGTATTGTTTATAATGTTCTTGAAGGTGGTGTTGACTTACAGGATGATATCATTGGATTTACAACATTCCACAACTTGAGAGATATTGAGCAAGTAGTATATGATGTAGCAGAAAATCCTGTAATTGGATTGGGAACTAATCAAAGTTACTTTGCAAAAGTTATTGATGCAACAAGAATTACGTTGCACTCATCTTTTGCAGATGCAAACTTAGGTATCAACACTGTTGCATTGACTGGTGTTGGAAATGGTTTGCAAACATTCTCAACTGTTGAGAGAAAAAAAGTTGCAAGTAATATTATAGTATCAAATCCTGGATCTGGATATAAGAACCAGGAGAGAACTATCACTGTTGCTGGAATCAGTACAGCATTGAATAAATTTACTATTGAAAATCATGGATATAACACTGATGAAATTATTAGATATACTCCAAAAGGCACTACTGAAATAACAGGCATCTCATCAGAGACTGATTACTTTGTAGGAAAGATTGATAATAATAATTTCTATCTTTATGCCTTGGGTACTGGATCATTAGATAGAAGATATTATATTGATAACAATATTCCTGCAAACATTACAGGAACAGGTACAGGATGTTTTAATTACAAACCTATCACTGTAACAGTAAGTGGTTTGACTGGTGTAAACACTTCATTTGGTCAAGAAATTGATTGCACTGTTCAACCAATTTTCAGAGGAAGCATTACAAGTGCAAATGTATCAAGTGAAGGTGTTGGTTATGGTTCTTCTGAAATCCTTAACTTTGATAGGAAACCAAATGTATTGTTGGAAAGTGGCAAAGATGCACAACTTACTCCAGTTGTTGTTAATGGATCTGTAAGAGAGGTAATTGTAAACAAAGGTGGTAGTGGTTATAACTC